CCCACCACGTCTACGTGCGGCAATGACGCCCTTCTGAGCCATGTCGGCTATCTGTGGTGCAGCCTGAGCTACGATCTTCTTGACACTCTCATCGCCGTTAGCAGACAGATTGAAGTTGAAGACCTGAGTAATCTTGCCGGAACCATTCATAGCTTTGCCAGTCAGATCTGCATTGTAGATAGACCCTTGGTGTGATGGCATGACAAGCTCAGGGCCTCTCTCGCCTACCAGATAGGGCATGTTAGCCCTCATGGTTCCCCCGGAAGATCTGCCTGCTGAGTGTAAAGGACCACCCATTGCGCTGCTGTTTAAGCCTGTGCCAAAGGACATAAACGCGTTACCTAGAAAACCTAGTATGCCAGAGCCTGCCTGACCTCCCGATGCAAAAGAACCTACTGCCCTTTGAACGACAAGAACCTTGAACAGCTCTTTGATGATAAGCCTAGCCATATCTTTGAAAGCACCAACGACAGACTTTGAGCCTTCTACGATGGAAATAAAGCCATCTTCAAAGGACTTCTGTACGACGCCCCCGATCTGAGATATCTCACGAGTAGCCCTAATCTGCTCTTCCAGACCAGCGATGATCTCAGGGTTCCTTTCGGCAAAGTCTAGACCAAACTGCCTAAGAACCCTAGCCCGATCTTCAGTTACGAACAGCAGCTCTCTTTCTAGTTCAATCTGTTTCTCGAAGTCGCCTATCTTAAAGAACTCTTTGACGGAGTCTTCCATAAGTTTAGGGCCTGCTGGTCCTAACTTTCTGGCTTCTCGTCTCTTAGGCTTAAGTTTTTCTGTTAGTTCGGCTTGCTCAGAAAGGAGTTCTTCGAGTCTTCGAATTTTACTGACAAGTTCAACCTCTCCGGGGAAAACCGCGTCAGCGCCTAAAGATCCTATGTTTTCTCTTCGTAGTTCGTCAAGCCGTGCCTTTTCTCGCGCAATTGTTCCAGCAATGCCGGGGTCTTGACCTGTTTGAAGAGCTTTTACCCTAGCTTCTGCTTGAGCAATCTGAGAAGACAGACTAGAACCAAAACTTGCGATCTTAGAAAAGGCTCTTTCAGCTCTCTCTGATGCGTCCGCAAGCCTCTCAGTTTCATCCGCAACCCTCTCAGCTTCATTGGCTAGTCCTTGGGTCTCTTGTTTCTGAGCTACCAAAGCTAGTATGAAGCCCTGATTGTGACCGGCCTTCCTAAGACTAGCCGCATATTCTAGACGCTCAAACTCTTGAATTTTATCACGAACTTGTGTAGACTCTTTGCCAAACTGGATCTCAAGCTCAAGGAGTTCTTTCTTTCTAGCTAGGGCCGCCTCTTCACTTTTGAACGACGCTTTTGCAGCCTCAGACTGTTTGGCAACCTGCGCCTCTTGCTCAGTCAGAGCTAGAGCTGCTTCTTTCGCCTGTAGTATTTTCTGCTCGCCTTCGAAAGTCTTTTCTGCTGAGTTTCTTTTAACTTTCTCAAGACCTAGGAGTGTTATGGTATTTTCAATAAAAGAGCTAAGAAACGTATCTTGCTCCGCAGACAGGTTTTCATACACCGCGCCAGTTTCTATTAGCACAGACTTAAGCGCCTGTCCAGCGTTTTTCTGCTGCTCAAGAGTTTTGGCTTCGAAAATCTGTTCTAAAACGGCAAAAAGATCTCTTGCTTTGTCCTCATTTATTCCAAACAGATCCCTTAATTCCTCTAGTTTTGCTGGAAGAAGAACTGTTTGACCATACTGTTGAGGGTCTGCCCCGGCAGATGAATCTCTTTGCGTTCTTGAAGCTATAACGTCTTCTACAAAACCGCCTGCAAAAGATTTTACACCACCAAAAGAATCTGAGATTTTGCGTTTTGAACGAGCCAGTTCAATTGCAAGCTGAAGGTCAAGAAGCTGTTTAGCTTCTTCAGCATTCGCGCCAAACCTGTTGAACATTTCGGTTGGCCCAGCCATGCGAGCCGCTTGAATGTTTTTGATAGCGTTGAGGCTGTCTTTAAGACCTGAAACTTTGTCGGCGGCGGTCTTTGCACTGTCTCCCATACGCAAGAAAGTCCCTGCAATGGCAGTAGCAATAGGTACGATAACACCTAAACCAGAGAACAGGGCAATCATCCTAGTGGATCTTGCCAAGAGAGAGAAGGTGCCGATAAGCTGAGTAGCCTGTTGACCGAAAGCTAGAAGGAAACTTGTACCAGACTGAACCTGAACTGCAAGGTCACCAAGCTGCAGACCCGTCTGCTGCATGATCATGCTTTTCTGGTTTAGTTTTTTAGAGACCTGCTGTACTGCCGCACCCTGTTTTACAGTAGCCGTTGTGGCTGCATTGGCAGAGGCTGCGAAAGCCTTGTTATTTCTCGTAGCTTCCAAAACTGACTTGGAGTATTTGTTGGTAGCGTTCCAAGCTGCGATGTTGCCCTTAGCCAAGGACTGCATCTGTTTAGCAACACCTTGAACTGCTTTGTCGTACTGCTGAGTCGTAATCTTGCCCTGAGCCTCAGCGGCAGCAAGGCGTTTGATCTGGTTCTCAGCAGTCTTTGTAGATCGGATAAATTTGTCGAGCTGAGAGGTATCTGCTACAAACTTAAGGTCTATCTGGTTTTCAGCCATTCATCACCCTCATAAACACGATGTCAATACGTTTTATAACCTCTACTTCTCTAGAAGTTACCGGCATCTCCATCAAGTCCTTCCATGCTTTTATCTCTTGAAATGTTATCGGGTTAGGGCCGCTGAAGCCAGAAGTTCTACTGTTGCTCAACGAAATAAAGGCAGACCAGATATGAGACAAAAGACTTGGAAACGAAGGTCCATCTAGTTCTTTTGGTCTAATCCCGGTCTGCCTCTCTACTTGTTCTAAGTGCTGTTTAGCCGTTGATCCATGCTGATCGTTCTTACTTATAGAGAAAGCGTGTTCTGCAAACTCTTCTAGCTGTACGATCAGGGATTCATAAAATCCGCAGTAGTGGTGACTGCCTCCTCAAGCTGAGGTTTTAGCCAAAACAACTCTTCGTAAATTGCCTTAGCTTTCGCAACTGTCAGCTTTGGCTTTGCGCCGTCGTAGGTGATATTCCAAGACTTAGTAGCCTTAGCTAAGATCTCCAGACTAGCTTCTTCCATCTCCTTAGACTTAAACTCAAGCTGCCCGGAGCCTTTAGACAAATTAATACGTTTGTCGGTTTGCTCGTGCAGGATGGCCTTGTACTCTTTCGAGTGTGTAGCAGCCAACGTAATTGTCATCTGACTGCCGTCTTTGTTGGTGAGGGGTTCTCCGTTGCCGGGGTGAAGAACTACAACCTCAATGTCGTCGCTCTTAGGCGCGAAATTCTTAAGATCCATTGTCGGGTTTCCTTTGTAGAAGTCGGGTTAGATAATTGGGGCCAGCGCCACCCGACACAGCACCAGCCCCTCCCTTGCGGGAACTTATGACGGACGTGTGATCTTCAGGTTAGTGCCTTCTGTGCTGTCGTAGATAGACACGAAGGACATATTGACGATACGGCTTGCAGGGCCATCTACGCCAACGTCTGCACTGTTGATCTTAACTTTAGGGAAGCTGAAGGTGTAGGCGTTGGCCCCTGTTGGGTCGTCTACCGACACTTCAATTTCCGTTTCCGTCTCATTCAAGAAGCGGTTGATAAGGGCAGCATCTTCGAAGTATGCCGTAAGAGTACCCTCGACCTCTGCACGTCCAACTTCGAGAGATGGAGCAGAGTCATCGCCAATTACGAAAGTAGGGGCGAAGGAATTGTTCAGGGTAAAGTCCAGACCAGTCACGATAGCTACAGCAGAAGCTCCGCCTACGTTACCGATGGAAATGTCACCTGAGTATGAGTCGAAAGGCTGTGCGCCAGAAGCAGCATCCTGAGTTTTCTCAGTAGCGCCAATCGTCATAGTCTTACCAACCATGCCAAAGGTGCTTGTGACCATCTGGTTAGGAGCCATAGAGACTGCCAGACTAGAAACAGTAGTACCAGTAAACAGACGAGCCTGATCAATGTCGGCAGCATAGTCTTCAATAGAGAAGTACTTAGGAGTGGTGCCAACCTTGAGGACGTTAGTTGAGAAGACGTTCAGAAGAGCAGATTCCAAGAAAGCGTCGTAGTCTCCATCACGTAGATCAACTACAATGTCACCTGACACCTGACGGTTACCATGACGGTCAACGCGAGGCATACGATCTGCTTGAATGTCATTACCTGCGACACGATCCTTAGTAAGGTTAAGGGAGTGTGTGCTAAACGGTAGGTTTGTAAAGTTGCCAGCAGGTGTCGTACCAAAAGTGCTTTCGGTGATAAACGACAGGCTGGAGCGTGAACCCTGTGCAAAGGCCATGTTGTATTTCTCCTATAGGGAAGTTACTTGTAGATGTACCAGCCGATGTTGACCGGGATAAGATACCAAGGGGCATCAATTAATGAGAGGTCTCTCTCAGCATAGTCAATAGAGACAACGATGGTCTCAGCTTCCCCGTTAGTGTAGGAAATGTCTGTCGTGGCTTCAAACCGCTCCAGCAACTTCTCTACTACACCCTCAGCAGCGCCGGGGCCAGCACCCTCTGGGGAATAGACATTAAGGGAAAATATACCACGGTACAACTGTTGCGGGTTCGTACCTCTTACGGCTGGCCTACGTACCGTGGGAATATAGGCCACTTTGATAAAACTGGTTCCTGTCGTAGGCTCATAAGGCACGTTCTCATAAGCAATGTCAGGGATGCTTGCGGTGCCAGCCAAGTGAGTTTCTAGGGCAGCACGGATGTCTTTGTTAATGTCAGCCATACTTGCTCCTCAGCCTCGCAAAAATCTTGTATCCGTTTCGAGGTTTAGGGCCTCTCTCATTGCCGCCATTCTCAACAAACCTAGCATGACCTGCGTCATTACGTAGCGTATAGGACTTTGTGTCGGCAGGTTTTGTGCTACTCATAACCTGTTTAATATCGCCCATGAGCTGAGATCTGCCAGTCTCTCTATCAGCCGCTGTGCCTGTCTTCTTAGGGAACTTCCAGTTTCTACCGTCTATGCCTCGGCCACGAGAAGTGGTGTTGTTAGCCATGAAGGAGAAAGACTTTACGTAGGCTCCCGACCAGATTGGAGACATATCAACAGCGTCATTAGCCATTCTGGTGAAGTAGTCCTCTAGCTCTTTTTTAGAGAGAGCTTCCGCTTGCTGTTTGATCTTATCGGACAAACCTGCGTAGCCTTTAGAAGTAAACTGTGGCATACTACTCCCTCACCTGACAGATGTAGCAGACAACTGTAGAGCCTTCGTAGATGGTCTGGACTGAGACTATCCTAACCTCGTCACCAACTCCAGAGATCTTGTCACCTTCATCAGGGGCAGGGAGAGCAACACTAGAGGTGTCGAAAGCAGGGAGGATAGCTTTACGATCACCCCTGACGATAAACTCTGCGTTAAGCTCTGAGAGCGTGTAGTCTGCCAAGTAGGCTTTTACAGTGTACTCGGTGGTAGTTGTTGCCACAGTGCCTGTAGAGACCGTATAAGCGCCTGTAGCCACCTTCTTGAGCGTCACAGTCTGACCAAGGTCATTAATCAGAGAGAGCGTATCCTTGTTCAGCACTAGCCTTCTCCATAACTGTCCGTGTTAGGTGGGTTCCAGAAGCGATCCCTGCGGAACTCAGGCCCAACCCTGTTGGTGTTGCTTCTGGCAAGCTCAACCTGTGTCTTAGTGATGCCACCAGCAGAAACGCCCAGCCTAGCGCCAACTTTCTTAGCCTGATAGTCTAGCTTGTCGGCAAGAGCTTTGTAATGCTCGTAGAGGTCGCTGTAGTCTGCCTTAATCTGCCCATCAACCTCGATGTTGACCTTGCTGGCATACTGAGAAGCAATGCTCCTAGCGACGTAAGCAGAGGCAGTATAAACATCGTCTGCGGTCTGTGACAGAGAGAAGGTGATCTCTTCGTTCTGAACCTGCTGGTTGTTTGTATCCGTGTCACCTACTAGGAAACGAACCGTGTTGAGGCGACCTGAAGCAGTGGTCGTATTTAAATCTGTAGGGTCATATGACCAAGCCATCTCAGGTCTCCTGTTTATTACTCTCCAAGAATGTTATCTCGGAGCTGGTAGAACTTGTCTGTGATCCAAGGGTTCTTCCTAAGGAAGGATCGAATTAGACCTCGCTGCTTTTCGTCAATCTTAGACTGTCGGCACCGCTTCTCTTTGAACTCTTCTGTGTTAGCAGCACGAGACTTAACCTCGTCATTCAACAGACCTACTAGAGAGTAAAGTTGCCCGGAGTTCATTTCACTCAGACGGGTCCCTGACTTACTCTCTTTCTCTAAATCTTTGTTGTGGTATAAGAAACCTGACATGTAGAGCATAAAGACTTTGTACTGGTCTAAATCTCTCTCTTGCCAGTTAAACAATTCTCCCCTTGTCCAGTTCTTATCACTAGCTTGAAGGGGGTTCTTTACGAATACGGGCCAGTCTACCTGAAACCCAAGATACGTAGGGTGCATGACAACTCCAATGGTTTTGTTAGGTTCTTTTATGGTTGGGTGAACCCCAAGGATAACCAAGGGGTCCACCTTTTGTAGTGGGGGTCTTAAGCGACGCAGTCTTCGAAGAAGTAACCCATCTCAGAACCGATGAGCTTCATGTCATCGGAAGACTTGACTTGGATCAGTTCAGCAATCTGCTGACGCTTCAGGGCATCGTCCGAGAACGATTCAACAGTGATACCCATGCCGCTAACACCGGGGATCGAGTCCCAGCAGAAGATAGCGCCAGCACCGGGGGTACGCAGACCCATCGTCGAAGGCGTATACGTCAGCAGGGCGTTCTTGCCACCGATGAAACCAAAGGCATCAGTGACACCCTCAGCAGCCGTGTTGCGGACAGCTTCCATCACGTAGAAGTTCTCGACTTCAAAGATTTCAGCCAGTTTCGCGTCAGTGATCAACGCAGGGTTGGCGACAGTCGAACCACCATTGAGGCGGGCCAGAATGTCTGGGTGGTTGATCAGGACATCACGGACTTCTTTACCAACAACCATCGTGTTCGGCTTGTAGCCGCCAGAAGCCAACTGCATGGTACGACGACCAGTAGTGACGTCAACGATAGGCGTTGAGTTCGTGTAGTCAGACCACAGGTTGCCCGGAGTGATGTCGGTTCCCCAGATGCCCGCGCTGAAGAAGGCTGAGGCCCAGCGAACTTCACGGTCGATCATGATCTTTTCCATCAGGACGTTTGCGCCCTGCGAACGAAGCTCAAGAGCGGTGTCTTCGTTTGCGATGGTCTGCTCGTCGAAGTCCATACCCAGACCACGAACGTCAGCGAAGTAGCTGTCCGTAGACAGAGCCATTCCGACGCGATTAACTTCCGTGCGAGGAGCAAGGATCGTAACGTCGCCGTCACGAAGACCTTCGCGGCTGTACTTGTAGTATTTGTCCGACTGCTTGCTAACAGAAACCATAGGGAAGACTTTGTCAGCAACAAAGTTCTCTGCGGCCTGCATGTAAGCGATAGTCAAGTTTGTGAGAGGTACATCGACATGCACGTCAGAGGGGGTAAGCATTGGCATTTTATGTTCTCCTTAAACGTGCCATTAGGCGACGATGTTGCCACCTTGGATGAGTTCCATAGCGATGATCTGACCGTCAACACCAGCTTCAAGGGCGTAGCCCATGATGTAGTCGCCAGCAGCGGCGGTGATAGCTTCACCAGTTGCGTTGGTCTGAAGAGCGGCACCAGCAGCAACAGTGCCACCAGCCTCAACGAGGCAACGACCAGAGATAGCAACCGTAGCGGCTTTGTCAGCAGCGTCTGGTTTGTTGAGGAGAATACCGTGGCAGTTTTCTCCTGCTGAGTCAGCAAGATCAACCTTGCCGTCAGATTCTAGGGTTACGAAGTGAAACTGTGCAGCCGAAAGATCTTCGCCAGCTTCCATAGAGCGCGTGTCGCGAGTTTGCATAACAGCCATGAGTTATTCTCCTTTGTAGGCTTTAGCGATGAGGGACTTGCCTTCTTCAGTCTTAGCTACAAAAGCATAAGCCTTGGCATAGTCTTTCTTGGCAAGGTTGTTTTCGTCCATGTAAACCTTAACCAGTTCTTCAATTTTGTCTGAGGCAGAGGCAAACTCGCCATCTACATCGGACTTGCCGAGTTCTTCCATCTTGTCTGCAAGAGCCGTGTCAACGGCCTTTAGGGCTACCATAAGCATTTCGTTGTCATCGGACTTTTCAACTGCCTTCAGAAGACCTTTAGCAGCCTCTACGGAGAAATGCGGCAAGGCTTCTTCAGCTCGCTTAGTAAGCTCAAGATCTGCTTTTTCGATTTCGGCAGCTTCGAGGGCTTTCAAGATAGGGGCCGGAATGTCAGCCTTGTTGATCTTTTCGCCTTCGTACTCGACAAATTCCTCAGGGGCTTTCTTGGAAATACCCTCCGTGGAAATGACATAACCTTCTTCGATAATGCCTTTGCGAAGCTCTTCGTTCTCTGCCTTCAGCTTAACAATTTCAGCTTCAAAGGCTTTGCCGATGTCTTCAGGGTCAGCCATTTCCTTTTCAGGAGCGACAACCTCTTCTTTGTCCATCTCATAGCCAAGAGCCTTCATCGCTTCACGATAACCGCAGCTATTCTTTTCCATGTAAGCCTTAACTTCAGCTTCCATCTCTTCAGTCATTTTGTCTAATTCCTCTTCTATGGGGACGTCCCGTTTGAAAAGAGTGATCATAGCTTCCGCATTGGCCGGTCGATCAACCAATGAAAGCTCGTCAAGTTGAAGTTCCAGCAACTCAGTCGCCATTATACTCTCCTTTTACCGCACGACCCCCAATACTGAAGGCTGCGAGTTCACCGCTTTTAACTTTAGACCAGACCTCTTCGTCATAGACCTTAAAAGCGACCAGCCAACCCTCACGGTCAGCCTCCAAGCCAACGGACTTGTTGATCTCGTCAGTGCAAGGCCACGAGTGGACTACTACACCAATCTGATCTCCGTTGTGCATCTGCTTGCCTACACGAACGTGTTCCATGAATTTGTTCACGGCCCTAACGAGCGTGTCTGCTTTGATGATGTCACCCTGACGATCCACTACAGGTTCGCCTTTCTCGGTGACTACTGAGGCCCAGCCATAGACTAGGCGCTGTTCTTCGTCGGATTTTAAGATCTTACCTTCAAGACTTTTTGTCATGTCACTAACCGTAGCTCCTGCTTCCCACATGCGACATGACCAGTATCTTGCGCTAGTCTTGTCAGACGCCGTATCGCACGAATGCCGGGAGCGAAAATTAGCGCGGGCCTTGGGGTCATCTCTTCGTATTTCCATGTTAGGGTCGCCAAACGTAACTCGCTTGACCTTGTCCCCATCCATGACAAACACTTCAAACTTCTTGTTTCCGCCCTGAATACGACGAGGCTTGTTCAGGGTAACTTTTCGGCCCTGATACTCAGCCTTCTGAAACTCTTCTTTCATAATCTCTTGGACGATTGCCCTGAGAGCCTCTACGCGGCTGACTGAGGGGGTGTCTTTATCATTCGGGTCATGGTGGTGCAGATAGTCTTCATGGCTCTCTCCGGGCATGTACACGGCCTGTCCGTCGTATTCGTGTACATGGATGTCACCGCCCAGACCTATATCCATGCTCCTAGCACGAGCCTCTGCCTCAGTGGTGAAGATGTCGTTGGCATACTTGCCCTTGAGCATTTTCTTAGTTGAGGAGGGGTGAGAAGAGGGCAGAAGATCTTTATCGTGGTTTGCCGACTTAGAGCCGCTGACAATCCGTAAGAAGCTGTTGACCCTTGCCATAGCCCACTGCTCAGGAGACTTTACGTTCGGGCGAACTGAGCCGGGGTTTGTACGGTAGGCACCTACGCCCCTATCGTAGACCGCTTCGAGCATACGCATAGTCACTTTGTGCTTGGACTTCTTGTTATGCTCTTTCATCTTGTTCTGAAGTGCGACCTTAGGCATCAAGGTTCTCCCGTAATAGTGTTTTTACAAAGCACCCCTTGAAACGAGGCCCCAACTTCGTTGTTAGTAGTGTCGCTGAAGGCACTTAAAAGTTGGTTGCTCTGTAGCACGTTGACCCACCGTGTCCTAAATACATTAGAACCAAACTCTCTAACTGCAAAGGTAGCTTTGATTTTCTTATCGGCTTGTGAAAGAGCAGCAGTAAAGCTGATGTCATCTATGTAGAAAGTGTGGCCTGCTGGGACTGTATATGCGGCTATTTGGGTCTGGTTACCCTCTGCAAGGTTAGCATATATTACAGTGCCGCCGGAGTTCTGTATGTATATAGTACCAGCGGAAGTTCCGCCACTACCTGCTAAAGTCACATACGCCCTGTTTACCCTGATCCAAGTTCCAGATATTTCTACGGCAGAGGTTCCGTTCATACTGACCGAGACAGCCTTGAAGTTGTAGTCTGCATCTAAGCCTTCTACTTGGAGAGTGTTTGCCCCAGAGGAGCCATTAGCATCGGCA